TGGTGTACTTGGTCAAAGTTACCCTGTAAATGTTGTTGCAATTACAAAATCTATTAGTGGGGCAGCATTACAATCTATTGATACTATTAAACAGTTAGCTCCAGCAGCATTTGCTACTCAACAAAGATTAGTCACTGCATTAGATTATGAATCAATGATTAAAGCTAATTTTCCACAAATAGAAGCAGTAGCTTGTTGGGGTAGCCAAGATAATATTCCAGTTGATTATGGATGTGTTTATATTAGCACACAATTTGCCGATACTACTACAGTTGCAGAACGAACAGATATTAAAGCAAATATAGTTAATACATATGCAAACAATCTTGGAATTATGGCTATTGGAACAAAATTTGTAGATCCAGTAGTTTTAAATTTTGAACTAGATACAAGAGTTCAATGGGATCCTAATCTTACTGGGCTAAAATCTGGTAATATTGAGGGTAGAATAAAAGAACTTATTACAAATCATTTTAATACAATATTAAAAGGATTTGGTAAAACCTTTAGAAGATCGACATTACTAACTCAGATTGATGCATATGATCAATCAATTCTTTCTTCAAGCATGGATGTTAGACTTCAAATTGAATTTAAACCAATATTAAATTTACAAGATACTTATAGCATATATTTTCCAATAAGATTAGAACAACCTGGTTTAGATACTTATAGTATTACATCTACATCTTTTACATATGGTGAAAATAATACTATTGCAAGAATAAGGAATAAATTAAATACTACAATACTTCAAATCATTGATGCAAATAGTTCAGTGTTAGTTGACAATGTTGGATCTTACTTTCCACAAAGTGGATTAGTACAATTAAATGGATTTACACCAAGAGCAATTATTGATGGTTCAACAAGCATTAAAATTTCAGCTACTCCTCAAGATCAAACATCGGTTAAACCTCTTAGAAATTATATTTTAAAAGTTGCTGAAACAAATTTAGTTGTCGGTGTTACAGTTGATTACCAAAATACAAATATAGTATTAAATAGTTCAAGTGGTAGATCTGTGGTAGGTACATCATCAACCGGTAGTTCCAGTGCATCATCTAGCGGTTCTGGCGGAGGCGGGTATTAATAATGTCAAATGGCCGCGAAAGAACATTAAAAGATTTTAATAGACTTCCATTAGAATTACACAGAAGTTCTGTAAAAGAAATCTTACCAGAATATTTTATTACAGAATATCCAAATATTATTTTATTTTTAGAATATTATTATGACTTTATGGATGACCGGGATGAATTTGGTGGTTTAATAAAAGATATTTACACATGTAGAGATATTGAAGATAATTCTTTACATCAATTAGATTTATTGTTAAATGAATTTGCTTTAGGTGTGGGCATTAAAAAATTCCCAGTTAAACCAAGAGAAATTATTCGCAATTTTGCAAAGTTTTATCGAGTAAAAGGTTCTAAATATTCATCTGAAGGTTTTTTTAGAGCTTTCTTTTTAACTGATGCAGAAATACATTATCCAAAAAATGATTTGTTTTATCTTAATGATAGCAGTTCTGAAATTGGCGTTGAACAGCAAAAAGTTTTACAAGACGGTGGAATATATCAGTTATTGTCACACCTTATTAAAACAGATAGAGGTATGCCAGAATGGGAAGAGTTATATAAGAAATTTGTACATCCTGCAGGTTTTCATTTAGCGGCGGAAATAGTAATTCAAGACCCTGCACTTAATGCTGTGGTTTCAGCCCAGCCTGTACCATTTGCAGATACTTTTCCATTCTCTGTAATTGGTAGTGCAAATATATCAAATAATTTTTTATATGATTCACTTGGAACAAGACCAGTCGAAGATACTTTACAATTAGTTGATATTACTGCTCTTGTATCAGAAACAATCCATGCAACTAATTATAATTATCGATTACATGTTAGGCCATTAGGTGAAGATATTTATTTAAATAGAACTTTAACTCAATTAGTTGCAGCATATCCTACTATATATGCTTGGGGAGCACAAACACGACAAAGTTGGAATATAACAACTGATAGCGCTACTTTAATTAGAGCTGATAGTAACCCATCGCTTCATCTTGGAAATGGTATTGATTCTTATAGTTACTATGGAACATATCCATCATTCTATGCTGGCACGGGAGATAATCCAAGTTATATGAAAACTCCATATCCATCTATTATTACCACATCGCTTGCATATGCTGAACTTGGCGCATCGCATTTTGCTGCAGATTCTGATATGACACAAGCTTATCCACTTTATGATTCGGATTTAAGACCATAAAGGCAAAAAAACTATATAAATATAACCAACAACAGAAGAATTAATATTTTTAGTATTACAATTTGAACATATTAAGATAGGAAATAAACTATGGTAGCTATCGTCACTGATGATTTAAAATTTAACATCTTAAACGCTTTATTAGCTGATTACAATTCAGTTGGTAGTGAGTATTATATTGGAATTGGCAGATCTGAACAATGGGATAGTAATGACGCCGCAACCACTCCATTAAATTCAAAATTTGATGCAGTTGAATTTAAAGAAAAACTTCAAGCTGTTAAAAAAGTTGAAGCAGCTAGTTTTATTGTACCAAGACAAGATTGGGTATATGGAACAGTTTATCCACAATGGGATGATCGCCGTGCAGGAAATTTAAGCGTTAGTAAAAGATATTATGTTCTAACAGATAATTTCGGTGTATATATTTGTTTGAGAACAGGTAAAAATAAGCAAGGAGTTCCTGGACCATCTCTTGTTAAACCTAGTGGCAATGAAAATGTTTCTCCATTTTCTACATCTGATGGTTATGTATGGAAATTTCTTTATACAATTAGTGCTTTGAAAGCAAATTTCTTTTTATCTTCTCAATATATGCCTGTTCATATTCAGGAAACTGCGCCTGATTCTAACTCCACTGGTATTGAGATTAAACAATATGAAATTCAACAAAATGCTCAACCGGGTAGAATTACTTCTTTTGTGATGACTAATAACGGAAGTGGATATGGCACTGCTGGTGCATTTCCTAATCTTGTTCTTAGAGGTAACGGTGCACTGACATTCGGCGATTCAGCCGCAAACTTTTTAAAACCTATCATTGATTCAGATAATGGAACAATTACAGCAATTCAAACTCGGTCACTTGGTGCTTCTTTAAATTATTTAGATAGTTATGATTATGCTGAACTTATTATTTTACCAGATGGCTCTGGCGGAGACAGCGCAACGGCGAGACCAGTGGTAGGTCCAACTCCAGGATTTGGAGCTGATCCTAGAAAAGATTTAAAAGCCGATGCAATAATGTTTAGATCTAAAATTTTAGATAATGATAATGATTTTATTTTATCTCAGGATTTTAGACAAATTGGTCTTATTAAAAATCCACTTCAACCCGATTCTACAGGTCTTTTTACAGCGCTTACTGGCATAGCTACAAGAAATATGAAATTATCATCTTACACAGTTGCATTTAGTAAAGATCGTAGAATTAAAGGCGTAAGCTCGAATGCACAAGCGTATATAGATAATGTAGATTCAAGTGTCTCTGGCGGATCAAGAATTCACTATCATCAATCTCCTGATACAGGATTTAAATTATTTAATTCAGGTGAAAATATTCAAGAAGTAGATGGAAATGGTGAAGGTGTAATGGAATCATTTGACAATAACGCTGAAGTTGATAGATTAACTGGAGATATATTATATTTAGATAATAGAGCATCAGTTCAACGAACTGCAAACCAATCCGAAGACATTAAAGTCATCATCCAACTATAAAGTAGAGTAATAATATGACAGTAACTTTTTCAGAAAATTTAATGAATGCTACCTATAAAGATGATTTCTCCGATAGTGACGGGTTTAAAAGAATTCTTTTTAATCCTCGGCGAGCTTTACAGGCCAGAGAATTAACTCAGTCTCAAACTATTATTCAAAAAGATATAGAGCGATTTGGTAGAAATATCTTCAAAGAAGGAGCAATGGTTAATCCTGGTGGCATTAGTATTAATGCTAATATTGAATTTGTTAAATTACAACCTAGCGTTTTACAAGCGCCAGCAATTGCTTGGCCTGCTGGTACATTAGCTGTCCCAGGCGCTATATTTAATGGATTAACATCTGGTATTAGCGCTGAAATTATTTCTGCTGAAAGTGGTGACGGGACTGCAAGTTGTCCACCTACACTCTATATTATATATCGAAGTGGAGGATCACAAACCGCTGGAACATCTTCATTAAGATTTTTACCAGATGAAACGATTCAAATAGACAATGGTAGTGAGTCATATAAAATTAAAGCTAATCATACAACTGCTGATCCTTCATATGGTCAAGGTGTACGACTATCAGTTGCAGCAGGTGATTATTTTACGCAAGGGCATTTTGTTCACGCCAAATCGCAATCAAAAATTATTTCAAAATATAGTAACGATTTTACAGGAATTGTAGGATTTAATGTAGTTCAAGATATTGTTACAGCATCTGACAACGTTTCATTATTTGATAATCAAGGACAATTTCCAAATATTTCTGCTCCTGGAGCTGATCGTTATAGAATAACGTTAACACTTGCAACTAAACCATCTACTCCAGGTTTAGAAACATTTATGTATATTGCAAATATAATTAATTCTGTAATAGTTGAACAAGCAACTGGCTTTAATCAATACAATAAAATTAATGATTTAATTGCTCAAAGAACTTCTGAAGAATCTGGTAATTATGTGGTAGATCCATTTTATTTAACATATGATTCTGGATCAGCTTCAACACTTAATGCAGTATTAAGTCCAGGTAAAGCATATGTGAATGGACATAGAATTAATCGTCCCACTCAAACAACATTGTCCGTTAATAAAGCAACTTCATTTGCTGGAAATACTTCAACTGGCGATATTAGTTCTATTCCTGCAGAATATGGAAGTTATGTAATTGTATCGGCATTTGTTGGCGCATTACCTATGGATTCACCAAGTGGTAATCAAAAAACTACATTTCCAGCAGTCAATATTTACAAAGCTGATGATTCAATATTAGGAACTTGTAGAGTACGTCATGTAGATGCACCCGCGGCATTTGGTTCAAACTTTAGAGTCTTTATATTTGATGTAGTAATGACAGGTACAAATAGCTTTAGAGATGCAGTTAAAATTGGTCCTAGTACAAGTGCTCGTTCAACATTAGTATTAGAAGGAAGCCCTGCTGGAGCAGTTCTTAAAGAAGCAAACGATAATAATTTATTCTTTGAAGTCCCTCATAAAAGACCTAAAGATATTGCAATTGTTAATATAACAGTAATGAGAAAATTTACTGGAACACCTTCGAGTAATTCCATAACACTTACAGGACTTTCTGGAGAAGTATTTGATAATACTGGTGATTGGATTGTAATGCAAGGTGGAACAGTTACAACAGCAGCAACAATAGGATCACCGGGTAGTCAAACAATTCAAATTACTGGGTTGCCTCATGCTACTAATGCTGTTGAAGTATTGGCATACGTTAAAAAATCAAGTAATATCGCTATTAGATCAAAAACAATTTCTGCTAATCAACAAAAGACAATTGCTATTGCTGTTAGTGGTGGTATTGGAACTGTAGATCTCGATCAAAACGATATTATTGCAGTAACAATGATTAAAGCTGGATCTTCAAGTGGTGCTGATGTAAGTGATCAATTTGTAGTCGATAATGGTCAGCGAGATGGCTTTTATGGTCTTGGGAAATTAATAAGAAAATCTACAAGCGGTCTTACAGGTAATGTTTATGTTGAATTTACATATTATCAACACGGTGGTGGGATTTGTTTTGCAGTAGGATCTTATCCTAATTTGCCCGCAGCATATGGCGATATTCCAGAATATATTATGAGAGATGGAACAGTAGTTCAATTAAGAGATGTAGTAGATTTTAGATCAGCAATTGCACCAGGTGGAACAGTATATAGCGACACTGGTGGAGCAACTGGCGGCGTAGTTAATGAATTACCTCAAAATGATACACTTGTAAATGTTAGAATCGAACATTATCTACCCAGACAAGATAGAATCATTATAAATTCTGAAGGTATTTTAGAAAACTTAGAAGGAACGCCAGCAGATAATCCAGTATTACCATCTCAACCACCTAAATCTTTAGAATTATATAGATCGTCACTTAACGGTGGTACAATTTCTCCTTCTGACATGGTCGTTAAGTTTATTGAAAATAAAGGTTATACCATGAAAGATATTGGTAAAATCGATAAGCGAGTAGATCTACTTGAAGAAACTGTATCACTTAGTTTATTGGAACTTGATACAAACGCCTTTGAAGTAGTTGATGGTAGTGGAAATAATAGAACTAAATCTGGATTTCTTGTAGACAATTTTAAAGATTTATTTCATTCAAATATTAATTCAGTAGAATATAGAGCTTCAATTAATCCAAAAACTATGACTTTACATCCGTCATTTACTGAATACAACGTAGGACTTATTTACGATGCTGCAACTTCTTCTTCAAGGACTGTTAGTGGTGTAGATACTCCAGATACTGTTCTAAGAGGCGATAACGTTTATATTAAATATACAGATGTTTCATATATTACTCAAACAACTGTATCTCGTACAGAAAATGTTAATCCATATATGATTTCCGTTTATAGTGGATCAATGACGTTATCTCCTCAGTCAGATGAATGGAAAGTAGGTCAACGAGCGGCAGCAAAAGTAATAGATGGTGGAACAAGATTAAATCTCGATCAAGCACTTCTCTTTGATCAATCAGAGTGGGGTTGGTTAGGTAACGACCTTGAAGGTCTTGAAGTAGGGAATGAAACTACAGTAGCAGGAACTACACAATCATCTAGTCGAGCATTCTCTCAGACCAGTGGAAGATTAACAGTTTGGGGATTTGATCAAACCACAAGTTCAATTGTAAATAGAGTAGTAGCTTCTGAAACTATTAGAACATCATTAGGTGATAGAATTATTGATGTAGCAGTTATACCATTTATGAGAAGTAGAAAAGTTAGTTTTGAAGCGATTGGATTGCGGCCAAATGCATATCATTTTGCATATCTTAATAACTTTAAAATGAATGATTTTGTTAGAAGTACTGGAAACTTTGATAGAATTAATTCAGCAAGAGTTGAATTTGAATCACCAAATAATCTTACAACTCACCCAGATGGATCTGGTGCTTTACTTAGTGATGCACTAGGAGGAATCTCAGGATCTTTTTTTATTCCTAATAATAGTACAACTAAATTTAGAACTGGTAACTCTAATTTTATGTTACTTGACGTTACAGAAACAGCAGCCAATGGTGGTTTGTCAGGATCATCAGCAATAGCATCATATAACGCTGCAGGTGCTCTTGAAACTTTTCAAGAAGAAATATTGTCTACTCGACATCTTACTGTAGTTGGCGGTAGAGTTTCAAGTAGTAGTAGAGTAGTAACTGGATCTAGATTGCAACCTATACCAGTTGTGCGTAGGCAAAGGGATCCTTTAGCGCAATCGTTTTATATTCCTCAAGACGAAGGTATATTTGCCTGCAAAGTTGATTTATATTTTAAAACAAAGCATGCTACATTACCAGTATGGATTGAATTAAGACCTCTTGTAAATGGCTATCCATCATCAAATACAATTGTACCAGGATCCAGAAAATATTTATCGCCTGGAAATGTTAGTATTTCTGATGATGCAAGTCTTTCAACAACATTTACCTTTGATGAACCAATCTACTTATCTGGTAGAACAGAATACGCAATTGTTTGTATATGCGACAATACAGATTATTTATTATGGACATCATTTATGGGTGACTGGGAATTAGGTTCAACTGCAAGAAGAATTACAAAACAACCATTCTTAGGATCTTTCTTTAAGTCACAAAACAGTACAACTTGGGAAGCTTCTCAAGAACAGGATATGAAATTTACATTATATAGAGCTGATTTTGCTACTAATATACAAGCAGTTGCTCAACTTAATACAGCAGATCTACCTCTTGCACTATTAGGTCCTAGCCCAATTCTAACAAATACTTCAGCTCCAACTTCAATAAGAGTTTTCCATAAGAATCATAATTTATTTGTTGGAGATAAAGTTGCTATTACTGGAGCAATAGCAGTTGGTGGTGTTACAGCCGTTCAACTTAATGTTACTCATACAATAACACACATAGACCCAACAGGATATAAAATTACATTAGCAGCTGGATCAGCTACTTCAGCTGCTCAAGGTGGCGGTAGTGCAGTATTTGCAACTAAAAATATTCAAGGGAATACTTTATATCCTATTGTTCAAACGCTCAATCCACCTTTAACAAATGTAATTCCAAAAGCAAGCATTTATAGTGGATATTCTAATGTTGCATTAGAAACGCCATATGTTGCGCCAGCTGGAGGATATACCGATATAGCGCTTAATCAAAAAAATTATTTTGAAAATCCAATAATGGTATCAAACGCAGTAAAAGAAGACACTGCAACAGGTATTGGTGGATTAGGTGGAGTTAATACTGGATCTTTAAGAATAGCATTAAGTACAACAAGCTCATTTGTTTCTCCAGTAATTGATTTGCAAAGATGTTCATTAGTACTTACTAAAAATGAAATAGATAGACCAGCAGCATCAGCTACTTCTGGTCAAAACGTAGTCTTTGATTATGCTGCAGAAACTACTCCGTTTAGCGGAAGTGCTCTGGCTAAACATATTACAAAACCTGTAACGTTAACAAATACTGCAGTTGGTTTAAAAGTAATGTTGGCAGCAAATAGACCAACTGGTGCTTTATTTGACGTATATTTTAAAACAGGTACAGAAGATACTATATTGACAGATATTAATTGGACACTTGCTACACTTGAAGCACCAGTTTCAATATCAGATGATCCATATTCATACAAAGAATATAATTATTTGATTGGTGGAACTGGTGGATCTATTCCAGCATTTACTACGTTTCAAGTAAAAGTAGTATTTTTTGCTAATAATAGTTCCAAAGTTCCGACAGTTAAAGATTTAAGAGTTATAGCATTAGGTGTTTAAAGTGAAAAGTAAAATAAACAGTATAAAAATTCAAGGCCATCCACATTTAGTTAAAGATTTAAATAGCGGGGCCATATTAAATATTAATAGTGATGCTATAAATAGAGCTAGAATGAAGAAAAAATCAGACGCTGAAAAAGAAAAAGAACTTGCCGAGTTAAAAAATGATGTAAGCGAAATAAAACAAATGCTGGCACAAATAACAAAGAAAATGGTAGATCAAAATGGGTAGAAGAATAAGCGTAAATCTAAGTGACACAATTAATGGTTTTCGAGTAAAAACTAATGCTATTAGTAATTTAATAGGCGACTTAGATGATCTTAGTTCTGACTATGCTGGCCAGGATTCAGATATAGTACAAGCTTTAAATTATAGTAAAAATGTACGTCGTAGTTATACCGCAGCAGGTGGTATTAAAAAAATTAGCGCAGGCGGGTTTATTACTGGTGACTCAAGTGGCTCATTTAGCGTATCGGCAGGACACGGTTTAACTCAACTTGATAGTGGTCTTGAATTAGCTGATATGCCAGGAAACACTGTTAAAGTAAGAGATTCCGCTACTACTGGTATATCAACTGATAAAGTAGTTATTAACGAGCAAATTTTAATCGGTGATGGAACTGGTTTTACAGCTGCCGCTTTATCTCAAGATGTTCTTATGACAAATGCTGGTGTTGTTACAATTCAACCTGATGTTGTAACCTATGATAAAATGCAAGACATTGTAACTGCAAATAGAGTTCTTGGTAAAGCAACAGCTGGAACAGTTGAAGAAGTACAAATCCAAACTGCTATGATATCAAATGACCAAGTAACTAATGTTAAGCTAGCTAACATGCCAGCAGTAACGATGAAAGTAAATGCAACAGGATCAGTAGCTGATCCACAGGATTTAGCACTTGGAAATAATACAATTGTTGGTAGATTAGGTTCAGGTGTTATTTCTACTTTAACAGTTGGTACTAGTACGGTAGTTGGTCGCACACTATCTGGTGATATTATAGCAGCTCAGGCAGAAACAGATCAAATAGCTGATGATGCTGTGACTAATGATAAGCTTGCTAATATGCCAGCGAATTCAGTAAAAGTTGGAAATAGTTCTTCAGCAGCAGATCCTTCAGATATTACAGTAGCAGACACTCACATTCTAATTGGTAATGGTTCAGGTTTTACCGCCGCAGCATTATCAGGCGATGTTCTTATGACAAATGCTGGCGTATGTACAGTTTCTGGAGGTAACGCTGATTTTGTAAAAGTTGATGAAAAAAATGACAATGTAAATTACCAAGTATTATTTAGCGATAATCATGGCACAGATTATCAAAAACCTTATATTGATACTGATAATGCACAAATGATGTACAATCCATCAACACAAACATTGACCGTGGCAAATTTTTCTGGTAATGCAACGACTGCAAATTATGCTGACCTTGCAGAAAAATATACTACAAGCGAAGAGCATCCAGTTGGAACAGTAATGATGGTATCATCAAATGAAACTGAAGAAACAGCAGCATGTACTGCAAATGGAATTCCTATGGGCGTGGTTTCAGCTGATCCTGCATATTTAATGAACGCAGATATAGATGGACAAGCACTTGCTCTTAAAGGACGTGTTCCAGTTAGAATAGTTGGAGCTGTTAATAAAGGTGATCCTGTATATGCTCACCATAATGGCTGTGCAGGTAAAGAATTTAATGGCTTTGCACCAGATGGCTCTCATGCTGAAATAGTAGGTATTGCTTTAGAATCATCAATTGTAGCAGAAGAAAAATTGATAGAATGTGTCCTTAAAGTGTAAATAACTGTTTACAATATACTCAAAATGTAGTATAATAAAGAATATTCTTTAAAGGGAAGGTAGTATCTAAATAGCCGTTTACATTTAATTAAAAATGGTATATAATTTAATTATGATTAATAAATCCCAACTCATATCTGCACTTACTGCAAATCATATGTATGAACAAAATATGGTTTATGCTATAGATGAACATGGTCTTGTGCAACTAATTAATAGCTTTAGTGATTTTTGCAAAGCACAAAAACAAAACCATTCTATAAAAATTGAACGTATGGAAAATTTTAATTCAACAATATATGAATATTGTTGGAAAGTAAAAACTGATTGGGAACATGAACAACATGTTACATGTCATTTATTTTTTGCATCAGCTGGGTCTTATTCTTTTAGCATGCACACCGATCCAGATGATGTTATTATATATTGCTGTGAAGGATCTAAGTCTTTAATAATTAATGATAAGCCATTGACTATTAGTTCAGGAGAATATATACATATACCAGCTTATACTCCTCATCAAGCATTAAATAAAGATGAAGCATTGACACTGAGCTTTGGTTTAGAAAATTATACAGAGGATAAAATTAATAATGAACTGGCTGATGTATCTCAAAACAACGGAAACATGTCAGCTTAATTGTGCGCATTGTTTTACGAGCGGAAGAAGTGGTCAAAAGATTTATTGGAATACTGATAAGCTAGTTGACTGGATTCATAGATTTAGAAAAGAAAAACCTGCTCCACATGATTCTATTCATATGGAATTTCATGGTGGTGAACCGTTTCTTGTACCAGTTGGTCAGATGCGAAAAGTATACGATGCATGCAATGGTTTATGGGATCATATGTCTTGGGGGGCAACAACTAATCTGGTATTTAAATTAAAAGATGAGCATAAAGAATTTATTAAAGGGCCGCTCGGTAATAGATTAGGTACATCTTGGGATCGTAAGATTCGATTTGAAAATAGTGCACAATATAATCTTTGGCATAAAAATGTAAAAACATTGCTTGCTGAAGGAGTAACTATTCGCCTGTTTATTAGTCTTACTAAAGATACTCTTGCTAAAGATCCTATAACGCTATTAAGATGGTGTAGGAGATTAGGTGTTCAAGAAGTTTCTCTTGAAAGATTAACTAATAATGGTAGCGCAAGAAAAGCATCAGAAATCTTTCCAAGCAATGCAGAACTCGATGCGTATTTTTTAAAAATGCATATTCAAAGTGAAGAGCACGGAGCACGAGATTGGTTTGAAAATGACTTTTTAGAAAATGTCTATGCTAAGTTTGAAAAGACTATGACTACATGTGGAACATTTTGTAGAGATTGTGAGCAAAAACTATTTACTATAAACGGTGATGGTACTATTGCGGGATGTCCAAATAGTGCGCCTGAACAAGCCTTTGGAAGTTTAGATGATTCAGTTGATGTATTGTTAAAAAGTCCAAAAAGAATTCGTACTATATTAGAAGAAAAAATGCGTAATCCTAATTGTTTATCTTGCCCTGTATCTAGATTTTGTGGTGGAGACTGTCATCAATTAGGATGGGATGGCGATATTTGCGGAGCACCAAAAAGTTTAATGATGGAACTCGCAAAACATGTATAAATACACATATATAAAGAAAGAGGATTGAAATGGCTACATTAACGAATCCAATTACAGCACAGAATATAATAGATAGATTTGCGGATTTTGCTCCAGCAAGTGCAAATTCTGGGATTGTTTGGGGTACCAACTCTGTTCCGTTTAGTGGATTTGCTACATCATATTTTGGTGGAACGACTGCTGGGAGAAGCATTGGAATTAGCGGATCTACTATAGCCGGAAATCCAATTAATGCTTCTACTATTAATACAGCAATTGAAAATGAAACCGCTGCGTATACTCAAATTAGAAATTTAAATGCAACACGAACAGTGACAGGCGTTAGTGGTAATACAGGAACATATCCTAATCCTGGACAAATTTTTAATCAAACAGCAAAAGCATATTTAAGTAGTAGTTATGTACAAACGTTATCTGCGGCTGGAGTTACTTTAACTGCTGGTAGTCAAATTGCTTCAGCTGGCCTTGAAGCTAAATTCACAGACTTACAGACCCGTTTTAATAGTCTAGTTTCTAATACTGTTTCTGTAAATATTAATATTTGTCATGCTAGTTGTCACACTAGTTGTCACAGCTCGAGAGGAAGAAGATGAAAGTTATTGATGTTACTGCACCATTTAGTATTGAAGATTTGAAATTGTATTTTGAAGATGATCAAACTTTTTAC